GCACAGATAGCACATGATATTAATATGGATTTAGATCTACATCCCATATATCATCAGATAGATGATCACATCATGCGTTATGTTAAAGCAGCAGGTATTGACAATACAGATCATTGGGTAGAACCTAGACTAGAAGACCTATGAATGACATAACCATATTCATATTTGGTCTTAGTTTTGCAGCAGTTGTTGGTGCAACATTCGCATTTATGTGGAAGATGACAGGTGCTGTATTAGAAGATGTGAAGAAACCACGGAAAAGAGTGCATCCTGAGATGAAGGAAGTGCAAGATGGTGATGAACTATTAGTATTTAAAGCAGACGATGACAGTTAATGTATCTCCAGTTGATAATTATGTATCACATGTATTTCCAGTAGGAATTTACGCAAAGCAAGGTATATTAAATGCGGATGAGAACGCAAGAGTACTCTCTAAAGTGTATGATCTCCGCAAGATATTCAAAGAAGGTAATACAGAAGATTGGATGAGTGGTGCAATGTCACCTGATAATTGCTTTCATGTTACTGACCTTACGGAGTATTTGGAGTTTAGTACGCTAATAAACAGAATATCCGATTGCGTACAAGACTTCGCACTCTACTATGGTAGTGATGAACCTTATGAATGCACAGAATCATGGTATAATGTTTACTCAAGTGGAAGATATCAAGAGTTCCACATGCATCCTTACAATATATTTTCCGCAATATATTATGTCAAGGTACCAGATGGAGCAAGTGGCACATACTTTAAGCGTCCTGATATGGGAGCGATGTTACCTCCTAAGAACAAAGTGCAACCAACTCCACTGAATCAGGATACTTTGATAGCACCTCCGCAAGAAGGAACTGTCATAATATTCAGATCAAATTTACAACACTCGGTTCCCCCCTCGACATTTGAAGGAGATCGTGTTACAATTGCTCTTAACTTCGCATAAACTATGAATGGATGGTATGTAGTATTTTGGACAGTAACAAGTCTGTTCATCCTTAGATCTCTTGGTGTATTCAAACCAAGTAAAAAGAAAAAGAAAAAGAAATGAGGAAGATATGGAGGATATGGGCGAAAGCACTCGGTGATAAGTCTGGTAAAAACGATAAGGAAGCAGACTTCGTTGCAATCATAAGAACCTTTATATTCCTCCAATTGATTATCACCAACTGTTTTATCGTGGGTGGAAATATACGTCATTGGAATGACCATTACGAAAGACCACACTACGAATTGACAGAGCAATAATTTGTTGCTATCATTAGACCATGAACATTTTTGTTACCGATCCAGATCCAATAGTATCAGCACGATGCTTACCTGACAAGCATATTGTCAAGATGCCATTGGAAACATGTCAAATGCTATCCATAGTTGGTAGTGACAAGTGGGGTCATGGTTTTGGTATTGTACCTAAGTTAGATGGTACACCATACAAGACAGACAAAGGTGCATTCAGGAATCACCCATGCACTATCTGGGCACAATCACATTGGACATGGTTAATCAATCATGGTCTTGCATTGTGTGCAGAGTATACTCACAGATACAATAAGGTTCACAGTTGTCAATCTAGTATCGAGTACGTTAACAATACATTCCCACATCACGATGATTTCCCTACGAGCTATACCCGAGCCATGCCCGAACAGTTTAAATTTGACACAAGCATTGACACTTTTACTGCTTACAAGAATTACATTAGCAGTAAACCTTGGGTTGCATCTAATTATCTTCGTGACCCATCCAGAAAACCGCATTGGTTATGATGAATGATTTTGATAACATTAGTTTTGGAATGAACTACAACTTAACTGACGAGGAATGGGAATGTGTCAGAGTATGTGTGTCAAATGCACCCATACCATATGATATTACTCTCAAGAAAATACCTGCTGACATACTAGCAAAGATAGGTAAACCAACACCACGTAAGGGTGAACCATTATCCAAAGCAAAATACGATCTAACACAATACGGAATACATGAATAAGATACTGTTCGGTGACTGCCGAGAAACATTAAAGACAATCACATCACCAGTTCAAATGTGTGTGACTAGTCCACCATATTACGGACTACGTGATTATGGAACTGCTACGTGGGTAGGAGGAGATCCAAATTGCAATCACATGAGAGATTCAAAAGTCAATCCTAGTAATTGTATCACTGGACATAAGAACCATGATAAGATGGCAGGAGTTGGGGATGCAATATACAAAACTGTTTGCCCGAAGTGTGGTGCTGTTAGACAAGATAGTCAAATAGGATTAGAAGAGACACCAGAAGAGTATATTGATAACTTAGTGTCAGTGTTTAGATCAGTACGTGAGGTAATGAAAGATGATGGTACACTATGGGTAAACATAGGAGACACATATTATAATTACAGGTCAGATGGTAACTATCCTAAACAGACAGTATCTAAGACTAATCAAGATTTACCTAATTTCTCTCCTGTACGTGGTAACAAACTGCAAGGATTGAAACAGAAAGACTTGATAGGTATACCATGGATGTTAGCATTCGCATTGCGTGCAGACGGATGGTATCTTAGACAGGATATTATATGGCATAAACCAAATCCTATGCCAGAATCAGTAAAGGACAGGTGCACTAAAGCACATGAATACATTTTTTTATTAAGCAAGAGTAGGAAGTACAAGTATGACAATGAAGCAATTAAAGAGCCAGTCAAGCAAGACTGGGGAACAAGAGACCGCAAAGACGGTAAGTATCATAATCCTGGCACTGGCTTGGCTCCTCATAGTGGTCTTACCAAGTCTTATGACAGGAAGAATAAACGATCTGTTTGGACAGTAACCAATAAACCATATAAGGGAGCACACTTTGCAGTGTTTCCACCTGACCTCATTGAACCATGCATATTAGCAGGTAGTGAGGAGAATGATATAGTTCTCGATCCATTCATGGGATCAGGAACTACAGCAATGATCGCCAAGAAACATAATCGTAACTATATTGGATGCGAATTGAACGAGGACTATGCCAGTTTACAAACTGACCGAATAGATAGCATACCTAGTCAATTACCTGCTATACTATGGAAGTAATCATCACACCAGAGCATTTAACTATGTCAAAGAGATACGAATCACCATTTTCAAAGAGTGAACTAAGGTATTTCCAGTCACTTATGCAGAATGACACAAAGACAGAAGGTAGAGGTGCTACCTATGCTAAACTAGAGATATTATTAAATGAACGCTAAAGAACTAACAGGAGCAGAGAAACTCTTATTCATCTTCTCATTCATCAACTTTCTACACTGGGGAACCCAACTATGTCTTGTTATGTTACGTTTGGCGGGTATCGCAATCGCAAGCGGATCACTCGCAATGCAATCGAGTGGTTCATACAACATCGTAAACTCAATCGCTTCAACACGTTTATCCATGTAATTGATAAGCGGTTGTGGCCAGAGGATGATGGTGCATGTATCGCTGTTGGTACACAATCACGTCCTAGATACTTTGAGATCGAGATGGAAAACCGTCTAGATAACAAAGAACAATACCTTACTACATTATTTCATGAGTTGATTCACTTCGAGCAACGTATTCGTGGTACTCATCAAGTGAGATATGATGCACGATTATGTCGTAGTATCAATAAGTGGAAGGGACAAGTTGTACCACCAGACACTGCCTACATGGATGAACCATGGGAGGTAGAAGCATATGGTATGGAGAAACAACTCTATACTGCATATAGAGAATATGAAGCAAATCTTAAAGATTGAGACGTTTTACGTTAAACCACCAGTAAATACAAATGAGATACTTGATAGTCTCGATTGGTATCGTCGTGACGATAGACCTGTGCAAGCAGATCTAACCGATTGGAATGTATCTGAGTATTTCCCTGACTTTTGCCGACAAATTCATGTCCTCTACCCGAACCACAAAATTCAAGATCTTTGGGTTGCGTCTTATGGACGTGGCGATTATGCAGAAACTCATAACCATTCTGATTTTGATTGGTCTTTTGTTTGGTATCTGGATGCCTGTACTTCTTGCAATCCTATCAGTTTCCCAGACTTAGAGAAACCATGGTTGCAACATGAGAGAATATATCCCAAGGTAGGTAATTTGCATGTGTTCGATGCAGATGCAAAGCATTATGTGTGCCCACACACATGTTTCGACCATAATCGTGTGGTTGTATCAGGTAATCTCATGAAACGACCACAAGGCAAACTAAACAAAAATCCATTTATTTAAGTATGACACCAGAGCAAAGAGAATTAAATAGCATCTACAACTTTTATAAAGATGCTAAGTATGGTTTTGCTACAAGAGATGGATATTATGCTATACCTGCAGGTGGTAAGAAGTTGGCTTTAGTGCATAATGGTGCTATAATAAAGTATTGCAGAAATGAGCAGAGTGCTCGTAATCTAGTAGATAAACTAAGAAAGAAACGTAAATGAGTAAATGGATTGACATCTATTCTATACCAAGTGGTATAGATGCTGATGTATGTCATGTGATTCGTAAACAGATGGATAAGGTTGTAGTAATTAAAGGTACAACTGGTGATGAAACTGATGAGAGATCAGATAGTCTTAAATCAGGATATCCTGAGGTACGATCAAGTAAAGTATCATGGTTACATACAGACAATTGGATTAGTGGTATGATGGCACACTTCATAAATTGTGCTAATCTAGAATCATTTGAATTTGATTTAGTCAATTGGGGTTCTGATATACAATACACAATATATGATGAGGAAGGAGATTGTTATGATTGGCACATTGATGGTCCCCTTCAATCAGCATTCAATCCAAATCATTATAGGAAACTAAGTATTAGTCTATGCCTATCATCTAAAGATGAATATGATGGTGGTGAACTGGATGTAAGAGTGGGAACTTTAGAACGTAACTTTAAAATGGACATGGGTGATGTTATAATATTCCCAAGTGATACATTACATAGAGTAAGACCAATTAAGAGTGGTAAACGAATATCCTTAGTTGGATGGTATGCAGGACCTAAGTTTAAATGAAACCTATTATTAAATATCAAGGCGGTAAGACAAGAGAGTTACCAATAATTAAAAAGTTAGCACCTACAGAGTTTAATAGAATCATTGAACCATTCGCAGGTGGTGCTGCAGTATCATTCGCATATGAAAAACCTGCAATACTATGTGACATCAATGATGCAGTACTCAATCTATACATGATGGTAAGACAACCAGGTATGTATCATGAGATATTCTCACATGTAAATTGGTTAAAGACACTAGATCATGATGAGTTAGAGAAACGATATTATATGGCAAGAGATAATCTGAATGATCAATGGGGTGTTGATGCATACACATATGCTATCGCATACATCACAGTGAGACAGTTATGTTTCTCTGGTATGGAGAGATACAACAAACAAGGTGACTTCAATGTTCCGTTCGGACATTATAAGAAGTTCTCATGTAATCTAGATTGGAATCATATGAAATATCTACAGGAGTGTCAGATATGTCGTGGATTTCATGAGGGATTTGATCGTGCAGACTATGATGACTGGATCTTTATTGATCCACCATATCGTGATAGGTTAGGATATACCCAAGGTGATGGTGGTGGTGATCTACATGATGAGTTGGTGGATCGGATGATCCATACACAGAGTAAGTGGTTGTTTATTCATACTGAATGTGATTACTATAAAGAGAAACTAAAAGATTTTAATATAATAATTAAACCATTTGGTTATGGACAACGGTTCGGTAAGAACAAGAACCATGCCAATGCTTCAGTATCGCATATGTACGTCACAAATTATGATACTGACATGACACTACATTATGTTGCACAACCTAGTTTGTTAGAGATTTGTAACAATGGCTTGACAGCAGCATAGTACTATGGTAACTTACTAATAGGGAAACAGATGACTTCGGTTATTTTGTTTCTCGCACCCAATACTCTGGTACTCGCAAGGTGCATAGGAGTGGAGGATGTAACTTACAGCATAAGATATGGAGGTTAAGCACCAATGAGTTACAAAGATCCGAAAAAAACGGATAACATTAAAAACATTAAGGATTTTATTACCGAGCTAGAACAGCAAGGTAAGTTTCCTAAACTGTTAAAGGGAAAGAAGAAGAATAGTCTTCCTCTAATACCTTACCTAAAAGATCCTGCTGAATTAGCGATCAGTTCGTACTATCAGAGACAATTCTCTACTACTGCACTCAATAGTTACGAACAGTATGACCCACAACTTGTGCGTCCGATCGTAGTATCACATAGACCAGAAAGTTTAGGCGGTCATTTTCTTATCATAGATGGACAGCATACTACTGGTTTGGCAATCTATTCTGAAGCAGTAGACCAGATAGATTGTTTAGTACTAGAACATCCTGAGGATAGAACTCTTGAGGAATGCATACGAGTAGAAGCAAAACTATTCCATGCATACAATACAAAACGTAAGAACCCTACAATGATAGATAAGTATCGTGCAGGTTTATGTTTTGATGATCCTGATTCTGTCAGGTTCCAAGAGAGACTAGAGGATTGTAGTTTACAGGTCGATGGTATGGGTGATACTACAGGTGATCACTTATCAACTCTATCTGCTACACGTTTTGATAAATGTGTTAGACAGTTTGATAATGAAGATGTAAACCTTGGTCACTACATCACTAAAGCAGTAAACTACATTCGTGGTACATGGGGAACACCTAAGAAGAACGTCACTACAGATGACAAAGGTAACAAAATAGTATCTGAGTTTAAGTATCGTGATGATCTTATCCATGGTCTAACCACACTGCTAGTGTTAATTGACATCGGTAAGACAAAAAGATGTGCTAACTTAACAAAACAACAGCAAGAAGACTTTGCTGATTGGTTGGAGAACGAAGCACACAAGAAGACAATTCATCAGTATACACATCACACAGGTGGTGGTAATGTACACTTCAAGATTGCACACAGGTTCTTACAAGAGTATAATACTTTTGACCAGTATGCATCTATATCTCATGAGTTTGCACATGCAAACGGAGTATGGAATGAAGAAGGTGTAGGTCTTAAAACTGCTGCTAAGGCAGCATGGTTCTCAGAACCAGAGACACGTAAGGATAAACTTCTTGCAGTTAAAGAACAAACATATCGTACAGCGGACTTCCCTAAGTATGAAAAATAGTATGACAGTTCTATAACATATACATGAGGGGGTTGCAAAACTCCCTCTTTTTTTGTATAATATTATTAGTTAAACAATTACAATGCTCGTCAGACAACTTATTCAACAACTTGAACAGTTTGACCCTGAGGAAGCAATATGTCTCGTTGACTATGAGATGAAAAGAGACTTCAACATTGAGGTCGTTAAGAGAGAGAAAGGATATAATGTTATTTTTATTAGAGAAATTCCTACTTACAATTTTGACAATGTTATCATCCACTGAATACCTAGAGAACACTCTACTACCACTCATTGAGAGTATACAACCAAAGACTACTGATTCATTCATACTTGAAGCATGTGGATTAGAAGCACGTCCATCAACACAGAGTGTATCAATTACTATTGGTGCAAGACTAGAGAAGTTTTGGAACACAGTATTCTCTGACATGGATAACACAACAAATATGATAGAAGAGAGTGATCGTGTAGA